GCTTCGGCGGGTCAGTATGGCTACCATGCCATAGGATGGAGGATCGAAGGATTTCTTTTGATCTCACCCATTATGACTTCAATTTGATCCACTAGTCGGGATGTAACTAATACCAAAGCGTCTTTACGGCGCAGGTAAAAGGATTCATCACCAACTGGTATGTTCGCTTGAATGAGGAAATTTCTAAAATCCCCTTTCATTAGAGCATTGTCGTTCATCGGTGAATGACGAAGTCGACGGTATAATACCTCGACATCATTAAACACTTGGATTAACGGACAGGATTCAACTAATAGAGATGTATTTTCAAACCGCCCGAGTAACATCATACTAGACATCATTAACTGAAGGGCGATATCGCCCAACGGTTTTGTCTTAGCACGGGTGTTTATTCGAGCTAATGCGGAAGCATGGATTCGTTGGAAGGCCTTTGTCAAGACTTCAGACACAAGAAATTGTGAATGAAAGAATGATATGGTCTCTGCGAAATCTTTACCGTGTAGGAGGAATGCCATACGTTTTAACGCGTGTGCTATAGACTCCCTACCGGCGAATGCATCCCTTAGCAATAGGATACTTTCAAGCTTATCTGCTTTACTCTGGACAAATCCAGATGAATAGCCGATAGCCTTCATGTAACCTATGGCGGAATGAAGAATGTCTATACGTGGTTCCCAACGCTTCCGGCGGGCTTCCTCAAATATAGTTCCAATAGCTAATAGCCAATTGTTTCTATTTTCGAAGATTCCTGCCAGAGGAAAAGGAGAAATCTCTGTCCCATCATGAACGAATCGCTTGGCGAATTCGAACAGGTAAGGACTTTGATGACTCTTTTCTTTGCTAAAGGGAATGTCGAACCTTTGAAGTATTCCTATATATGCATGGGCAACTTTATCATCAGCAATGACGATATCATCACCTAGCATCATATAGCGGCACTTCTTCCAGTTGACCTTCGCCTCTTTACAGGCTAGGTAAACTAGGAAGTGGTGAGCAAGAACAAAGGCAGACCAGGATGAATAGGCTCCCATAGGATTACCTCGGGCGTAAGTTATACTTTCGCCTTTGTAATCAAATGGGTAGCCGACCATCACGTTCTCCCAATGTTCTGAATACTCCTTACCATATAAAACCTCAAGCAATAGCCCCTGAAGTTGAATAGGAAATCTATCAGTAGCGCTCGATAAATCGATGCTATGATATGAAGACCCGTCAACGGGGACGAATGTTTCGAGAAGTTTTCCATGGTCAAAGGTACAATCTTGTGGGATACGCTTGATAACTTTAAAGAGAACATTATGTAGCGGCTCTAGAGCCAGCTGCGTATAGTAATCTAATATAGCTATCTCGCGATTCTTCCCTTCTTTATCCTGTATAACAGCAAGTCGTCTTAGAGCTGTTCCGGTTTTCACCGGAAAGTTGTCTAGATACTTCTGAATATAAGGAATAAAGTCAAGATAGTTTGACATAGCTTTTATAAGTTTCGGCCCTCCAACCACTCCCAAAGATTCCTTTAAGGAATCAGGGATGGTCAGAAGATCGAGATAAGATGTCCAAAGTGCATGGCCTTTCGGCCCTGACTTAACGGTCATCCTAAACTTATTGAAGTTAAGTTTCGACGGTCTCTTCCCCATAAATTTGGGGTTGAAACCTAAAGACCGAAGGAATGGTAAAGTACCTTCCCTAACATCAGTGGGAATCCCAGTTAATCTGGGGCCCTGCTGAATTGTCTGGAAAGATGGTATACCATCCCCCCTTAGTATCCTAAAGATGGACAAGGTAGATAATACTAGCCTCAAATGAGGGTAGATCTTATTACTTTGTACCTTCTTAAGATACCTTAGGTCCTTTGGAAACTTCATTACATTCCTATCTTTCAAAGAACATAATGTCTCAGAAGAAGTACATTCTAATGCCTTTAACAGCATTAATCTTGTATGTTTTGCGTAACGAATAGCCTCGGTTTTACCGCGGGTGTCCAATATACGAAACATCTTTCTGAGAATCCTCTGGATGTTTGCCATGTGCCCGGCACCAATAAAGTGGTGTTCGAGCCAAGCAACCATACGGCTGAAGAACTCGATTAAGGGTAGGTTTAAACCTGACTTTAATTTTAGTTTCTTCATATGTATAATTACTAGGGTCTCGGCAAGAGTAACCTGGGGTTGTTGTACATAAAGCACGTGAACCACCAGACAGCCTCTTGTCCTCGGATGAGAGGAAGTTAAGTCCGCGAAAGCGGGC